CCATTGATCATGATATTTTTGATGGATTTATAGTCAGATTTATCTACTATTGTTGTTAGAAGTAGACGTTTCATTTGTTTGTTCATACGGTAATTTTTATCACGTTTCATAATGTCTCCAAAGAGGGGGAGACAGATGCTCCCCCATAACAATATATTACTCTACTAACAGCTGTTTTTGTGGCAAAAATTCAAGACTGTCGCTGATTTCTACTTTACGTGGTTTCTTTGTGTCGGGAATAATGTTTTCTAAAACAACACGTAGTATACCATCCTTAAATTCAGCGCCGCGCACTTCTACAGTATCAGCGACATAAATTGTTTTTGTAAACGATCTAGTGCCAATACCTCGGTGCAAATAATTCAGATTGGGTTTTTCTACCTTTTCACCTTTAATTGTGAGTCTGTTTTCCTGTAATGAAATATCGATTTCATCTTTAGAAAATCCAGCCACAGCTAATTCTACAACATATTTGTTATCTTCAACCTGAATAATATTATGTGGTGGAAATGTAGATTTTGTAGGTTGATCGATCCAACGTTCCACATCACGAATGAATCGGTCAAAACCTAGAGTTGTGTGATAAAGTTCTGGCATAAAACTAGTCATATAGACCTCCTATTAAGCGAAGTTAAAAATACGTAGCCCCTAAGGCACTACTAATCCCGGTTACCGATCCGGGGTGCTCGTTCGCCAGCACGGCAAGACGATCCTAAGGTAAGGATATCTCTTTTTAAAAAAATAGGCGAGAGGAATGTTTTACTAGCCGAACCTCTCACTGCTAGTTCCCATCCCTGGGATAATACTATTTATGCACAATTTCATAAGCATCGCGATTTACCCAATATAACCTACTAGGATCTCGATTATCACGAACTTGTACAAAAGTTTTACCATCAAAATCTGAGGTAAATTTTATATCTGGACATTCTAGAATCTCACCGTTGTAACGATTCTTTACCAAAACTGCTTTATTTTTTTTCACCTGGTTCATGATTATAATATTAATAATTAGATTTTCGACTGCCTATATTGTACTTAGCGACTAACTCCCAATCATCCTTTTCTCTAAAGGAAAGTATTTTAATTTGATGTAGAGGTGCTATATTATCGCCGATAGATTGTGGGTTTAATATCTTGACTAAACCCCATTCTTCCAAAAGATTTGCGATTGTATTGCGCCTTTGAATATCATTCTCGGAAATATTTGAAGTTTTACCGTCTAAGAAAAAAAGTTCTTTAAAATGTACAATTGCATACCGTTGTTGTTTGTGCAAAATATGACATGATTGATATAGGATTTTATCTTTACGTGAAGATACTCCAATTCTAGTCAATGTTTCTTTAACTTTTAAAAAATCATCTTGTTGTTCAAGGGAAACTTCAACACCAATTCCTTTAAAAATATTATTCATAACTCAGACCCTTATTATTATTTCAACTCATTTGGATATACCACCAATATTGGTGATCTCCTTGAGGTGTTTTATTTGTTCTTTGGTCAGTAGAGGCAAAACTTCGCGTGCTTTAGAGTTTGATAGATTATAAACCTTCTTCACACATTCTAAATCATCACTTTTTTCCTTCTTTATCCACTTCGCAAAAGGCCTTTTTTGGGCTCTGATACTATTTATGAAAAATTGATACTGTAGTTTTTTATCGAGAAAGGGGTTCTCATTCATCAAATTTGCAAAAAAGATGCAATCTTTATGATACGAGAGTGATTTGTTAATAATAAATGGATTATAATCTTTTTCAGATTTGTCATCTATAATCAAATTTTCCTTTGTTTGTAATATAGATTTTACGTAGTCAAATGGATTATCACTCATTTTGTTGCCAACAAATAAAGTCCGATATTAGAAAATGCATACCCTGCATATGCAATAAGCATGCCCATATTACCTTTCATGCCTTGTTCAAAAGCAACATAAACATAAATTAAGCCAGTCAATAAAATTAACCAAGAACTCATGATTTCTTTCCATAAGCAGAGGTAGCATATTTAATCAACATCTGTTTTTCTTCCAACGACAAGTTGTAAACAGGATTTATTGCTGGCTGATCAATAGGAATACCAATCATATTTAATTTAGATTTAGTAACATAACTAAAAAATTGAAAGGAACTGTTATTATTATCTACCTCAAAAATCATACCGCCCCACTTGTAATTTACATCAATTAATGGTGGGACAGATACAATATACAACATATCAACAAATTGGCATTTACGTAATTGATTTTCCCTGAACGAAAAACAATTCTTCATTACATAAGGTTGTTCGGTTTTCACTTCAACCTTTGCACCATCAACCAGAAAGTCTTTTTGGTTATCAAAATGATCAATAGATTCAACAACCATTCTACCTAAGGATCGTAAGTAATTAGCTACAATCTTTTCTCCGGTTCTACCAAGTATATCTATCTTATCCATATCACAAAAACTCAACTGATACCATAAGCTCTGTCAGGCAAGCCATTAAGTTAATCTCCTGATCAACACAAAACGCCTGTTGGTATTGATACTTAGCTAAAACAATAACTGCTTCTGGAATACTTTGGGGTTTAAGAATTTGATATAGAGCATCATAGACCTGCCGAAAGATAGTATTAGCATCAACATCGGTAGTTGCTACCCACTTACGTAATGATGTGAAATCTTTTTCCTTCATAAACTTAACAACTTCATCAATTTGAACATTGCTAATCTGAGCAAGAATTCCTACATCAATCTTACCAAATTGAGAATATCGTTGCAATTCATTGAGCACTCTCCGAAAATCTGGAAAGTACTTTTTAATTACTTCAGCAATGACCTTCTCATCATATTGGACCGATTCATTTTGAAGTACATATTGAATACGCTTAAAGAACGATCCGGCCATTTTTGCCTTCTCGCCATTCTTTAAAGCAAAATCAATCACCGCACATCGACTATGCAGGGGTTCAATAATTTTTGTTTTGAAATTGCAAGTAAAAATAAACGAACAATTACTAGCAAATTCCTCCATTGCATTACGCAAAGCAGGTTGGGTTGAATTTGGATTCAAGTAATCTGCCTCATCAATAATAATAACCTTCCGTCCACCTGAAAGGCTTAATGAGGAAGCATAATTCTTAATTTTTCCACGGAAAGTATCAATACCACTTTCATCAGATCCATTAATCAATAGAAAATCACAACCAATTTCCTGACACATAGCTTTGGCGATTGTTGTCTTGCCTACGCCTGCGCCACCAGATAACAACAAATTAGGAATTTGTTTTTGATTCACATATTCCTGAAAAGGTGTCTTTAGTCTTTCAGGAAGAATACAATCTTCTACTGTTTGCGGCCGATATTTTTCAGTCCACAAATATTGTTCATGCATCACAAGACCTCATAATATAATTTATAAATTAAGACTTTTCGTACTTAGAACCTTGTTCTAATGTTGCCCAATATTGTAACTTAACATTCTTATTCTTGAAATGAGCAATTCCCTTTGACGAAATCTGTACATCATACGCTCCGGGCAAAATCTTTGTTAGATTTTCAGTCTTAAATAACATGCGATACGTATCGCCATTGCCCTTAACTGGTAGAGTAAGTGAGTCTGTATGTGCGGAATCATCTTGTAGATTTAACGTTACAATGGTAACGGTCTTTCCATCAGAATCAACAGCAACATGTGGTGATGCCAAAACAGCAGCAGCTCGCATAATCCAATCAAAATCTTCCGATGTTAATTCAAAGGAGATTTCAGCCGGCGGCATTGAAAGTTGCTTCTCTGGGGGGATAACAATCATATTTGGATCACAAAAGCGATACTTAATCTTACTACGTCCCTTATTGCCTACAATTAATACGTGTTTATTATCAAATTCAAAAGAAGTATCATCCTTATGAAGTGAAATAACCGAAAGGAAATTATTCAGATCATAGATGCCAAAATCATTTGGCATATCTTCTGCAATTGCAGCTTCAGCAAGAATATTCTTATGTGAAGTGACTGTCTTTAATACAGTGCCCTTCTTAAAGAGGATTCCTTGATTAATGGTACCAAAGTTCTTTAGAATAGTAAGTGTTTCTTTCGATAGATTCATGTTAATGTCCTCAATTTAAACCAATCATAATTATAAATTACTTATTTAAGAAAAGC